TCTAAACTTCGCGTTGAACTATTTATCGTCAGAACACTATCGCGATTTTTATATGCTCTTCTTGTCCTGTAGAGCGAATCACACTTTTGATATTACTTAAGTACAAGATATAACCGCTGCCTGGAATAATCTTATTCAAAGTACTATTCGGATTCGAAAATTCATCATGAGCAGGTCCAATATAGTATGGGGAATAAGCATAACCAGATGCATCTTTTACATCGGTGATAATTCCAATCTGACGAAAATCGCTATCTGGTCCAATCATAAAGTGCGGATTTGTGCTGCTCAGAACTGCACTAATGATTGCGGTTGATGCGCCAAGCTCACTAACAATATTGCTACCATGGCCGTTAATCGGCGCCAAAACAGCCTTTGCGACAGCACCTTTAGTCCCTGGAATGATCCACACCTTAGCTGTTGTGTAATTAGATCCTCCATTCACAATATTGACTTGTTGAATGCTTCCATCAACTGCAACGGTAACCGTTGCAGTTGCGCCGCTTCCGTCTCCTGTAATAAGAGCGATTGCTCCGTTTGTATATCCACTACCAGGATCAGCAATGGTGATGGAAGTAATTTCTCCTGTAACGGGGTCGAAGGAAGCAACATTAGCAATTGCACCTGATCCTGCAGTGCCACTTTCACGAACAATCGCATACGTTTCTTCTTCATACCCTGACCCAGGATCAGTCACAAGAACTTGGCGAATTGCATTAGTTGCAGTCTTAGTTGCAAAAGCATTTGCGCCTGTTCCTATGCCAATAATAGAAACTACTGGTGTCGTGAATGAACCTGTTTGTACAAGAATCTCAAATGTGCTAATACTCTTTATTTTAGCTGCTTGTTGAACATTCCATTGTTTAGAGCCATCATTATATGTTTTGTATTCGACGGGGACGAAATCGCTTGTTAAGAACCCGGCAACATCTTGACTGCTCACGGTTCCCATATATTTCCAAGCATATCCGTCTGCTAAGTTAATAACAGAAGTGCTGAAACCGGTTGGTTTACTTGTCGAAGGAGCTCCATTGTTATTATTCAAGCACTTATAGATGTTGTATTCATCGGTTACAACGTAGAATGGATGTTCATATGCTTGAGGATCGAATGGGTCTTTCGAGCTATCATATTGCGAATAATAAGCTCCGCTTTCCCAGTTATAACGAGTGATACCAAGTTTAATGTCGTTATTCGTAATTCTCTTTAAACTAATAATATCATTCAAAGTTACGTAATCCTGGATATCAGAAGTATCAGGAATTGGGGGGAAATTTTCATTCATCCATGCAGTATTCTTACCGATGAACATGAAAAGGTTTCCTTGGAAACTGTTGTTGATGGGCATTGGTTCAACGAAAACCCAATCAACACCCCCATCACTCGCAACGCCACTAGTATGAGTTGGGGGAAGATCTCCTGTGGTACCAGAAGTAGATGCGACGAATTTGGCGTTACCATAATAAACTACTTTTCCTGCAGAAACTGTTACCCCAGGAGCCCAAACGTCAGGTTTCTCAATTCGCAATGAGTTGATAAAACTACTGCTGGTGAAACTACGAATGTGTTGGCTAAATTTTGCTGGCATGTTATTCTATTCCTCAAGGATTGGTGACAATAGAAATTTCAGGGTCAATTGTTCTTGATTCAAGTTTATCACTTCGTTCATCAAAAAGTTGGATTGACAAATCTTTGAAATCATCATTTATGTAGTTGAAATTATCAGAAAATTTAAGAAGATCAATGTTATTTATACTGAAAAGGGTGCTATTTTTTCTTTGATCCATATATGCCACGTTTTCAAGAGACCAACTCATAGTAGGCATATATGCAATCGGTTGATCCAATTTGATTGCAATTATGATTTCAAGCACTTCTGTGATTGCAGAAAGAGATGACACAAACTCATTCATATAAACACTGTAGCGTTTGTATCCAACAGGATGAAGCATATCATCTACAGCACTATCAAAGTGCGCGCTCGCTACTCGACTTTGAATCTCATATGAGTAATTTTGGAAATAATCGCTATCATGTAGAATGCAATTAGTTTCTAAAACTCCGCGTTGATTCTTGTAAGTTGAGACATCTCGGCTGATACATCCAGAAGCATTGATAGAGATAGAAGCTCCTGTTCCAGTCGAGCTTGAAACAGAAGTTGTTAAGTTTTGAAGATTGAATAACCAAAATTGATCAATGATATCAATCTTCTTAATCCCTCCAATTGTTGTACTCGTAGCAACTAATTCTGCACCTGATCCCGTTTCCGATTCAACTACTAAAGGAGGAATTTCCTCATAATCATACCCAGTACTCCAAATTTTGAAAGCTTCGATTTCACCATTCGGTCCAACTTTCCTAACTGTAGCGAAGAATCCTGCGCCTCTAGGCATCAGTCTTGTTTTTATACGATCCCCGACAGCATAGCCTTGGCCAGGATTGATAATCGTGATACCCGTAATATCTCCACGTGTTGTACTCTTAACTTTCGCGAAACCTTTGATAGTAGCACCATTGATGGTAACTATATCCCCTGGTTTATATGATCTCCCTGGCTGATCAATAACAAGTTTGGGGGATGCAAAAATTGTTTCGAAAATAGAAAATTCCCCATCAGATATAATCACAGATTCAATTGGTTTGAAATCAAGTTCAGTCTCGCTAACTAAGATTTTCAAATAATGGGTTCCATCGTAAATGATAGGTATAATCTTAGTAATTGAGAGAGATGTTCCGCTTGTTTGCCCTGTGATCGTTAAACTTAATGAATTACTGTTGATAATTTTTTCGAATAGACCTGTTCCGAAATTCGTAGCAGTGGTTAGAACCCAATGATCTCTGCTATAATTTGAGTTGCTTAAAGTGAATAGATATTCGCGAGGGTAGCTAATGGCAACATCTTCGCCGAAAAGAACTTTGAAGAGATATTTGAAACTATTTTCGCTTCCACGACTCAAGTAGAAATCTTTCAGTGTTGAAACAAGGGCACTCTTGTTAATAGTAATTGGTCTATTGAAGAACCACCCGAGCTCAGAAATGATTAGATCAACATAAGGTTCGATTTGCTTATTAACTTCTTGCCCTTCTCTGAATTCAGTTAAGACACGAATGAAATTCTTATCAGATTCGAGCCACTTATAGAAATCAACAATCAGCTTATGCGCAGCAGGATATTCATTAGTTATGAACTGAGGAATCTTGCTTTCAATCTTAGGATACAGTGGATTACGCATAGGTTACATTCACCTTGATAGAATTGAAAGTGATAATGTTATTCAGATATGTTTCAACATCAGTCAATTCAGGCTCTGCTGTGAATTTAATCAATCCACTGATACCATTGAAATCAGTATCGCTTACAATATCCAAATCGAGTACGAAGCGAATGACTCCTTTCTCATAATCAACTGTTCCAATCGGCTTATTCAGCAATTTTGTTTCGCCATTCATGACCCAGAGATTTCCTCGACTATCATCAGAAATAATGCACTTATATTTCCCATAGGTGAATCCAGTACTTCTTATTTTTCCTGGAACCATTCTGTTTCCAAAGATTACAATATGTTCCGTTGATGTTCGATAAGTAAATACCAACGTTTTAAACATTGATTTCGAACTGTAAATTCTAGTAATAGAAGATTCGCCTCTACGGATGAAATCTAAAAAATCAACTTCACTTAACCCCGCATCAAATCTATCTAATTTCTCTTTTCCGTATGTAACTGCTTGATCATATACATATTTTTCAATTTCTCCAACACTCTTAGCAGTCTTAGAAGGATCGTACTTCACGAAAAGATTGATATCCAGGTATAGGTATTCAGGATCAACAATTTTCGGTTGCATTCCAACAACGCTGTACTTCGAAAGAATTCGTTCAATTTCTTCGCGAGCTGACCCGCTTAATTTCATTCCATATTTCGGTTTCACACAAATGAAAACTGTTCCATATTCGCGGATATAATTCTTTTCGCCGCCCCAAACATTGATACTGTCGATGTTACGAAACTCACTTAGAAGAACACTGCGATAATCACTTTCAGTTACAATTCGATTCTGCCGGCGATAGTGGTGCGGAATATTGAACCGCAATTCATCAATCGTTTCTTCATTCATACCACCGTTACTAATTTCTGTAACAGTAGTAGAAAACCCGGTGAAAAATGCTGTAGTATGACGAGTTTCATTTGATTGTGGCGGTTGAATATAGGTCATAGATTTACAGCCGTTACCAGATTCTCCCTTCGAGCTGAGGTAACTGGCTACAATCATATTCCCGTGACCTAGTTCTTTGCCAAATTGATTATTTCCGAAGAAAATTTCATAATATCCTTCTTCGTTGGTGCTGATATAGAAAACTTCACTTAACGGATGAATTTCAAAAATATTATTCGCAAGTTTGAATTCTTTCTTTTCTTGACTGTTCGAATCATTATAAACATCGATACGAAGCGTATCAATATCAATGGTTTTGTCTTTGATAATGAAACGTTGATTCAAGACACCTGAATCAACAATAAAGCGCCATTTCTTCATCACACCTTCATAGACAGTAAATTCAGGGGAGATGTACCGTACCATCTGAGTTCCATTAGAATTATATTCTTCACGATTATAACAAATTACGTCATCAACGACGTAAAATGTGCGACCATCATTATTCGTGTTCGTTCCTGAGAAATAACTTCCCCGCGGAATAACAACGCTTCTGCTTTCTGGATCTTGTGAAATCTCAACGCTACTCGTTAAAATCACTCTTGCACGAGCACTCCGCATCCCTCTCGGAATGTATCCATTGAGCTTCGCCTTACTAAGGAGCGTTTCTCTTTGAGTGGCGCTATCAAGAAAACTCTCATTGAGAAGCATTTTAACGTAGTAACCAATATAATGCGCATTGTACGCAAAAATATTGATTAGCGAACTTATGCCGCTAGCTTCAAAATTGTAATCTCTGTAGGCTTGATCTTGTTTTAAGAATTCGATGAAATTTGATTTGATTTCATCAAATTCTAATCCGTTGATTGGAAATGATTTCATTATCGAACTCTCTGGATGTAGAAACTGATTTTGTCATCAATCAACAAACTCTGAATGGTGTACATGATAGTTATTTCATACCCCGCTTCATCTTGTGTCAATTCAACTTCTATTTCTTGAATTTTAACGCGAGGCTCAAATGTTTTTATCAACCACTCAATTTTTGAGCGGATATTAGCTTTAACTGGATTACTCGGCAATTCGAAGAGAGCGTCTCTTAAGTGATTATGATGAATTGCTGAAAATGGCACATCCCATTTTTCCCAAAACATTAAATGACGAAGAGAGCGCTTAACAGCCTCTGCATTCACTTTCGGCGAGATATCCCCGGTTAATGGATGAGGAACCAGAGAAAGGTCGAGATCTTTATATAAGATATTTTCCATTATCCGCCTATGAGCACGTTATGCGATCCAGTCATTACTAAACTTCCGCAAGCAACCAGATCACCGATTCTAGCTGCGCCGCGTCCGTTAGTGAATACTGTTGAACTTCCTTTTGCGAGAACAGAAGAATGGCATTTGAGACAACAATGTACCGCCCATGCGTCACCTTCGCGATGCGCTGGTCGATTGTTTATCATGACATTGTTACTTCCTCTGATGTTAGGACGAGGCGGAAAGCAACCATGTCCTGTGCATATATCACCGAGTCTGCAAGCTGGTAATCCCATATGTCTTCTCCTCTTTTATTTATGAGCAACCTCGCGGAGGAGTTTTGCAGAATTTTGATGTTGCTGCGTTTCTTAGATATTCACGAAGACAAAACTCCGTTACTTTGATGATGGTTGGTTTCGGCGGCTCTTTTTTCAACGATGATTCTTCACAAGGACAAAGAGTTTCAGGAATTTTTTGATACTCTTTCGATGGTTTCTGTTTAATACAGACGGGGCAATCATCTGTAAGTTTTACAGACATGAGTATTCTCCTGTAAAAGCAGTGATTTCCATCGGTAATGATTGATTGAGTCTCTTAACAGTTGTGAGAAACTCATGATCAACATCATCTTCGTTTCTTCCATCAATCATTGTACTTTGACGGAGATAGATGTACCCGTTCATGCTTTGCAATGCAATTCGAACTCGTTCGAGTCGTTTCAATTTTTCATTTTCTGCTTCTAACAAGCCTTTCTTTATCAGTAAGTTCTTGAAAATACTGCTATTCATTAAATTAGATAAGAATGTTCTTATTTCCTTACTCATAGTAGAAGGATCAAGTTGCATTGTTTGTTGATACCACACCACTAAACTGTCTTCTGTTACCTTAATCTCTTCAGGAATCTTGAATATTTGAGTATCTGTCTTAACATCATTCGAACATTCAAGACATGGAAGAGGAGAATATGGTGAGAGTTTTCTTATTTTCTGTTTTGGCGGGCAATCGCCACATTGATCTTCAAGAACTATTTTGTCAGGTTCAACAATAATTTCATAAGAACGGTTGAAAGGAATCTGTTTTGCAAAGTTTTCTTTATCGATATCCCAGTTATTATAAACTCGAATGCAAAACCATTTTTCTGCAACAGCTAATGGAAATTCAGGAATAGTAATTCGAACTTTGAAACGCCATTGCCGCCCCCATGGATGCCACTCCCCGTTAGGATACTGACCGAACCAATCAACACTTGGACTCAACTTAGCATTCTCTTCGCAACAATCAAGATTTGGAAGAATGCCGTAGAGTCTACCTGCATTTGACATAGAAATTCCTGGCGGTAACGATCCTTCAATTATTTCATAGAAGATTGGTTTTGAACAAGGTTTCGGGATTAACGGGAATGATAATTTCTCTGCGTAACTGAATGATCCTTCATAAAAAACCATGGAAAGTTTAGCCCAAGGAACAAATCCTGAAAATATTCCTGTTATATACGCATCAAACGTAGAGTAAAAATTGGTGATACACATGAAATATGTTCCAACCCCCAGATCTTTCTGGAATTCTTGCAACAATTCTTCTATGAGCGTAGAACCTAAATCGACAATTGTTTCAGTATTTTCATTGTAAGAGAAAATACTGATTGTCATTTTTATCTGACCAGCATCTCCCCTCGGAGTAAGCTCAGTAATGAAACGAATTGTATCTTGTCTTGCTACTCTGAATATAAAAATATATTTTTGATTTGGCCCTATTGTGAACTGAGTTCGGGTATTCGGGAAGATCTCATTGACATTCTCAATTGTACCGGCTCTAATTATATTAGAAATTTCTCTTGAACACGTTGCCATTAGAAGCACCTTGCTTTGATATTGTGCTGATACGGATATAGCTCAATAGGAACAGACTCAAATTTCTCAGGGATAGGATCACCATCTTCATTCATGTATATGTATTCATTATCAAGACACCCTTCTTCAAGAAATTCAACTTGAATATCAATTTCAAGAGAGGTAACAAAAGCAGACTCTCCTCCGAATCCAACCCAATCCGGCTCATAGAATTTAATGAACATACTCGAACCTTCACGAGCCCATCCATCTTGACGAACTGTTGTTGATAAGGCAGCATATGCGCATTCACCACCATAAGCGAGCCAGTATTCTAACGTGAGAGAAGCGCTTGCACTTTCACCAAAATAGTTAGTGCTTGCAGGTCCGGATGTGGCAGAAAGAACTGTGTTAAATCTCTCTCCAGTATAAATTCGATCAACATAACAGTTCTCATCAAGAACATCGATGAGTTCAATTTCAATATTGTTTCCATTGGGAATGAAGAATCCTTTACAAAGACGATGGATATTATTGCATTCGAATGAATCTATACTGAATGATTCGCCGTTTCTGAAATACATCTGCGGATTCTTGTAATC